GATGGAACTTGTGATTTTGCAGCTTCATCTTCTGTAACACTTTCAGAAGTAGTATTACAACCAGAAGAGTTTCAAGTGAACTTAAACTTATGTAAATCAGATTTTATTAACACATGGGATGCGATTCAAATGGGTTATTCTGCATTTAATAATAACGGATTACCAACTTCATTCTCAGATTATTTAATTGGTTATGTAGCTTCTAAAGTAGCAGCACAAAACGAAATTAATATTTGGACTGGAAACTTAGGAGGGGCACAAGCTGGAGAGTACAATGGACTAGAAACTTTAGCTGCTGCTGATGCAACTGTTATCGATGTAGCTGGAGCTGCTGCTTTAACTGCTGTAAATATCATAGATAAAATGCAAGATACAGTAGATTCAATTCCTAATACATTATTTGGAAAAGAAGATTTAAAATTATACGTATCGAACAAAGCTGCTAAATTATACATTAGAGCTTTAGGTGGATTTGGTTCTCAACTAAATGTAGCTGGAACTGAAAACGTATCTTCTAAAGGTGCTGCTGGTTTTGAAAACAGAGGTACTCAATGGTACGGAGGAGGAAGCTTATCATTTGGTGGTATTCCAATCTTTGTAGCAAGAGGTATGAGCGACAACACAATGATTGCTGCTGAAACTTCTAACTTATTCTTTGGAACTGGATTATTATCTGACTACAACGAAGTTAGAGTAATAGACCAAACTCCAATCGATGGATCGCAAAACGTAAGAATCGTAATGAGATTTACTGCTGCTGTACAAATCGGAGTAGGTGCAAACGTAGTTTACTATGCTGGATAATTAATAAATTAATACTAATCAACTCAAAGGGTATCTTGTAACTACTTGATACCCAGAGAGTTATAATACATATAACGGATGGCATGTGATATTACAGCTGGAAGATTAGAACCATGTAAAGACTCCGTAGGTGGCATAACAGCTATCTACATAGGAGGTGCTTATACAAGTGGTTTATTGACATCAGCAACAATCGGAGCAGATGGAGAAGTTACAGCTTTTGCATCAGCACTTACTTTTTATAAGTATGATTTAAAAGGAGCTAATTCTTTTGACCAGACTAATGAAAATTCAAGAGAGAACGGAACTAGTTTCTGGACTCAATCAGGAACTGTTGTTTTAAAGAAACAAGATAAAGCTACTACAGCTCAATTAAAGTTACTTTCTTACGGAAGACCACAAATAATAATTGAGGATTATAACGGAAACTTTTATTTGGCTGGTATAGAAAATGGAGTTGAGGTAGCAGTTAATACTGCAACTGGGGCTGGAATGGCTGATCTAAATGGGTATAATTTATCCTTAACGTCAACTGAGAAATCTCCAGCTAATTTTATGGCATTTTCAGCTATGGTAGCTGCTAACAACTTAGTAGTTGTTGTAGGAACTTAATCTTTGATTTTATAAATAAAATAAAGGCATTACTTCAAGTTTTGCCTTTTTTTATATAACAGTTTTAGCCTTTTGGTGTTTATTAAAAAAGGAATTGAATGATTATATTAACTACTACTACAAATGCTCAAGAATTGAAGTTTATTCCTCGTGAATATGCAGCACTTAGTATAGTTATTACCGATCAAGATACTAATAAACCAGTTACTTATTCTGGATTAACTTTTACAAAGGATAAATATTATCTAAAAGGTAACGTAACATTCTCTCCAGTACTTATAGAAGGTAGGTTTTACACTTTAAAAGTGTTAAATGGCTCTTCAATAGTCTATAGAGATATGATTTTTTGTACAGATCAAGCAGTTAGTACTTATACGATTAACAAAGATGTCTATACAGAGAATGTAACCACTAACGAATATGTAGTAATATGAGCGAATTTTTCGTAACTAATTTAGCAGCCTATACAGCTCCAGTAGTTGTAGAGTTAAAAAACAAGGATTACATCCAATATGGGGAGGATAACAACTATTTTAACTATATAATTGATGTAAACAACAACTCTACTACTAATAGAGCCATTTGTATAGGGGTTTCTAACATGATTTATGGTAAAGGACTTGCTGCACACGATGGAGATAAAAGACCAGAGCAGTACGCTCAAATGATGTCATTGTTTAAAAAGCAAGATTTAAGAAGATTTATTTCCGACTACAAAATACTTGGAATGGCAGCATTTCAACTAGTTTATAAAGATGGTCAAGTAAAACAAGTACACCATTTCCCAATGGAAACGCTAAGAGCTGAAAAATGCAATGAAGAGGGAGAGATAGAAGCTTGGTATTATTCTAATCATTGGGATAATATGAAACCAAACGAAAAGCCAGACAGAATAGCAGCATTTGGATTTGGAAAAGGTAATGAGGTAGAAATGTATGTGCTAAAGCCTTACGAAGCTGGTAAATACTATTATAGTTCTCCAGATTGGAGTTCAGCAATGCCTTATGCTGTCTTAGAGGATGAAATAGGAGATTATTTAATTAACGATTGTATAAATGGATTTAGTGGTACTAAAGTTGTGAATTTCAACAACGGAGTTCCTGATCCTGAAAAAATGCAATCTATAAAAGCAGAAGTATTATCTAAACTAACAGGAAGCAGAGGAGAGAAGGTAATTGTTGCATTTAATAACAATTCTGAATCCAAAACAACAGTAGATGACATTCCTCTAAACGATGCTCCAGCTCATTATTCCTATCTAGCTGATGAATGCTTTAAAAAGCTTATCGTAGGTCATAGGGTTACCTCTCCAATGCTTCTGGGTATTAGAGAAGGTAATGATGGAATGGGAAATAATGCAGAAGAAATTAAAACTGCTACACAATTATTTGATTCTATTGTAATACAAAATTTTCAAGACCAAGTAGTCGAGTGTATTGATGCAATTTTATCAGTTAATGATATAGCATTAGACTTATACTTTAAGACTCTTAAACCGATTGAATTTAGCGATATAGATGTACTAGAAACTAAAGAAGTAATAGAAGAAGAAACTGGCTATGAAATGGCTAAGGTTAATCTTAAAATGATTGATGGTCAAGAGGTTTATAAAACGATTGAAGAAGCAGAAGCAAAAGCATTAGAACAAGGATGCGAAGGCTACCATGAACACGAAGAAGATGGAGAGGTATGGTATATGCCATGCGAATCTCATGATGAAGCAGTAGATTTAAAAAAACCTTGTACNGCTGGATATGAGCAATATGGAATGAAAACCAAAAATGGTAAAAAAGTTCCTAATTGNATTCCTATNAAAATGAATGAGGAAGAAACAAAAAACGTACTAGGTTCTTTAGCTGATAGTGGTGTTAAAATGTCNGATGANTATGTTTTTGTTGATGAATTAGATGCTGAAGATGATGTAGCTAATGAGGATTGGGCAAACTATTTAATTAAAGANAAAAAAAGCACTCTATCTAAGGTTAAAGGATTACTAGGATTAAAAGATGAGATTACTTCTAAGAAAAAAGGNAGCTCATNTAGTTATTTAGATTCTAAAAANGGATTGTATAAAATTAGATATACTTACGCTGTAGGNTCAAGAAAGCCAAGTTTAACAAAAAGAGATTTTTGTAGAAACATGATGAATATGGCTAATGCTGGTATNGTATGGACTATTGAAGATATTGATAGAGCANNNAGAGANGGAGTAAATAGAGAGCTAGGGCATAATAGACAATCTTACGACTTGTTTAAATTCAAAGGTGGTATCTATTGCAGACATAAATGGAAAAAGGTTTTATATAGACTAGAAAGCAATACAGAGCCATCCGAGAATTTAGGAAACTATAAGAAAACTAAAACTATTCCTAAGAGTTATATGAAAAACCCTAGTGGTTCTAAACAAGCTGGAATTGCACCAGAAAATATGCCGAACAGAGGAGCATATCCAATATAAGATAAGACATGGCTAAAGCATTATTTATAACAACTCAAGATATTAAAAGGTACTCTGTGCTTTCTGGTAATGTCGATCCTGACCGATTTATTTATATGGTCGAGATTGCACAAGATACAGAGGTACAAAACTATTTAGGAACTAAGCTTTTAGAAAAGTTGCAAGATTTAATAATTGCTGGTACTATAGATCAACCAGCGAATTCTGCTTATAAGACATTACTGGAAACATACGTTAAACCTATGACAATATACTGGGCATTAGTATGTTACATGCCATTTGCTGCTTACACAGTAGGTGCAAAAGGTGTTTTTAAAGGGCAGAGTGAGAATGCATTAACAGTAGATAAAGAAGAGGTAGATTATTTAGTAGAAAAGTACAGAGATATAGCACAATTCTACACAAATAACTTTATAGATTTTATGATCTATAATCAAACTACTTATCCTGAATATAATGCAAATACAGAGGATGATACTTATCCAGATACTTCTAATTCAGATTTTGGTGGATGGGTGTTATAAGATATAGACAAAAAAAAGTCTAATATTATAAAACTTAAAAAGTATTTAAAATATGTGGATAGAAAACAATACATGGAACGTAGTAATAAACTACAAAATAAAAAAGATAAATAAATGACTCCAGCTTTAATATACTATAGAACATGGTGGGGATTAGGTGCTTGTAATAATGTAGGCTGGGGAAGTGTATATAAACCTTTTGTGGATTGTACTCCTACTCCATTCTTTGAAATCATAGCAGAAAACGGAGATTTCCTATTAACAGAAGCTAACAACGAATTTTTAATAACAGAAACACAATAAAAAAAATATAATGGCAAATAAAAAATTTAGCGAATTTGTACTGAAAACTAGCACTAGTGATGTATCTCACATTGTAGGGTATAATGGAGCAGAGAATGTTCAAATAACACCAGCAAACTTCTTAGATACAACAGG